GAAACAATAACACCACCAAGAGGTACATTAGAACTATTAGGATCTGAAGTCACTGAAGATATAGATCCTGTAAATTGTACACTAGTAATTCCTGTAGCACCTTCAATGAGAGTATAATCACCAGGAACAGAAACACTACCACTATACCTTTGTGGTCCTTGAGGAACTTGATTGACTAATATAAGAGCATTATTTGTAGAGAATCCTGCTATATTACTTCCACCTGATTGGAGAGTAAATTGAGTGGTTAATCCAGTAAAGTTGCCAGAAATATCATCAAAGATATAGTTACCAGCATAAGGTTCATCAGCACTACCAGTAATACCAGACCTCATGAAGGATCTTCCGTTAAAGGTTGAATGAGTTGCAATACCAACCCAATCCCTTTCATCTGGTTCATTTGTAGTGGTTGATAATGGAGTTAATCCAACAGGAGCAGTATAGAAGTTAACAGTACTGTCTACAATGTTATATGCTCCTTCCACCTTAGTAATTAAAGTACCATCACTATGCAATGCTGATTGAGTACCCATCCAAGGTCTAGTAACAAGAAGAACGTTGGTAGCACCCAATCCAACAGAGTCTACCTTCATAATCTCATCACCAATCTTCAACATATCACCACCAGTGATAGATGTTATTCCTGACAATTTAATCTTATCTGTTGTGGCAGATACATCAGCTGTAATAGTGGTAGTTACAGCAGTAGAAACTATTGGAGATTGAACAACATTATCAATGCTTAATATGCATCTTGAGTTTTGCTTCTTGGAAGTAAATGAATGAGAAGTCCCAACACCAACTGCAGTAATATCCAAATAAGTAGGAGTAGTCTTTAATGCATTTTCTGCACTAGTAGCAAGTCTAAGAGTAGAGTCATCAACCTTAACAGCATAAACTGTAGAAGGCATTTTGTCTGTAGTACCATATCCAGGTATAGCTTGTGAAGTAATTTCAATAGCAGAAGTAGTACCAGAACCAGTATATCTGTAAGATAGTTCTTCACCAGTTACAAAATAGTGATCTGGCAATCTAATAGTATCTTCTGTTAAATTAACTGTAGTAGAAGCACTTCCTACAAAGTCTCTCTTAAAGATTGGAAGTTGTCTATGCTTAAGTTCAAATGCCCTCTTAACATCAGTCTCAGTAGCAGTATAAGCACCAAATCCAGTATCTATAGTAGCATTGGTTAAATCTATTTCATTAACTTCATTTGCCTCATCAACTAATCTTAGAGCAGCTTGGAATACTCTAACCTGAACAGCAGCACTTGCTATAGGAGTAAATGTTAAAGTAGTATAGTCTCCAGAAATAGCAGCATTAAAATCACCAAGGTTTGTTACTGTTTGGTTAATAGCATATTCTGTAAAGTAAGAAGTAGTGCCATCATCCACTACAATAACTTCTGATATCTGATAATGACTATTAGTAGTATCTTCTATGCATACAACATAATAAGCACCATTAAATGTTTCAGTTTCATACTGTGCTACTGTAGTGGCAGAAGGAGAACCACTAGCAGATATAGCAGTATATCTTGAATCCAAATTAGCAGTATTTAATGATGTAGTACCAACTCCAGCAGATGATGCATTTCCAAAGTCTACATGAACAGTATTAGCAACATATGTGCTTGCAGTAGATACTGTAGGATGAAGATCTAAACTGACTCTACCTCCAGCAATATAAGCACTATAAGTACCAAGACCAGGTTCACCAGAAGCACTACCAACATTACCTGTACTTAATTGACCATATTCCACTAAATCTACATTAGTGCCATCATGAATCAAAGTTATCTCATCATGTTCCCAATATGAAGAATCACTAGCAGCATATGATACTAAAATCTTAGATCCCCTATAAGTAGTAGCAAAAGATACTATACTATGTTGTGTTGTAATTCCTAAAGGTATAGTTGTAGTACTACTGACAATATTAACAATTCCACCTAATCCAGTAGAACCTACACCAGCAACACTATCTGAAATGTTAATAGCAACATTTGAAACATCATAATTATTATATTTAAATTTCTTAGGATAGAATAAAAGTCTTCCATCATCACCAGCAATATCCATATCATAGGAACCCAAATCCCCACCAAATTCACCAAGGTCAGTATTGGTTTCAACTCTACCATACTGATTTAAGAAAATATTACCAGAATCATCATGAAGAGCAGAAACTAATAAAATCTGTCTCTCTTTAGTGAATCTCTTATCCCTAATGAAGGTAAGATATTTTCTATACCTAACACTTGCTAAAGTAAAGCTATCAACAGACATAAATGCATCTGTTCTAGCATTATTATTAAAATCTCCACTAATATCATCAACAGTTAATACCCTATTACCTATAGACTCATTATAATCTGCAAGAATTTTAGTATCAAAAACTAATTCATCAGAAATAATATCAGAACCTATTGTTAAAGTTTTTTCTCTTACTAAATCAAAATCAAATACAGTATTTAAATCCATCAAAGAAATTAAATCATTTATTATTTCAAAATTACTTTCAGTTTGAACTGAACTAATTCCCAATTCTTCATTATTACTAATAATTAAATCACTAAATTTCTTAAATCCTGCTGTATGATTTAAGGTAGATACTGGTTCTTTCCATTTTTCATATTGCACCTCAGATTTAAGAGAATATGAAAAATACTGATAATAATCACTGTCAATAACTCTTTGCAAATCATTATTTAAGAATCCAGTATTTTTTTGGAATCCTTCTTTCACTATAGAAGAAGAACCAATATCATATAAAGAATTATCTGTTATAACTTCTGTTATAGTTCCTCTAGTTCCTGATGATTCTCCTACAAAGGAATCTCCTACTTCAAAATCTTGAATTGAAGATACTCTAAGATATCCATAAAAATTATTCCATGATTGAATAGATCCCCTCTTAGAACCAGCAACTACATCTTCACCTTTTTCAAATTCATCAACTTTTAACTTAATATCAAAAATTGGGAAATCTTTTTCAGCTATTATTTTAGCTGATGAAAGATTTGATTTAAATGTGCCAGGAATTTCTCCATCTTCAATAATATTGGATAAATTATATCTTACAGTTCCAAGAGTTCCTCCAATATTTGCATCTGTAGCTAGAATTTCAAATAAAGTATAATCATAATTTTCACTATTATATCCTTTACCAGTGCTTCCTACTCCAACACTAACTCCTTCAATCATTACCTTCTTACCCACTTCAAATGGATAATCTGCAGCATCACTAAAACTTGCTCCAATAGTTAAAGTTACATTTTTATTACCACTATCATAATCAATATCATTAATAGTAATTCCATTAGAATTGCTAGTAGGAATAATTTTAGGAGTAACATTATTCAAAGTTTTAGTATTCTTTAAAATACTAACTTGAGTATCCCCTAATTCATAATCCAACTCTACATCACCAACCACCTTATCAGTTAATCCATCAAGAAGAACTAATGAAGGTGAATTTAAATAATTTTTACCAACAGAAGTAATTCCTATAGTATCAAGAGAAGTAAGTAAATCTAACTTAATCAATTGAGGAATATTAGCTTCAGGTCTAAGAGTTTTATCTACAGAATAATCAAACCCAATATCTTGAATAGTAGTCTTACTTATTTTTCCAATACCCCTTCCTCTAGTTTCTAAAATTGCATTCTTACCAGAAGTAGTGATGATAGTACTAATTCCAGGCAAAGTTTTATATTCAAATCCTTTATTTTCTAATTCAATACGTTCTATAGGTCCTTGGACATTCAAGGAATTTGTCATATAAGAAAACACACCATCAGATGATGTATATTCTAATTTTTGAGGAGATATTGGTGCTATGAAAGAGAATGTAGTAGATCCTACTCCAACTATACTTATATCAGAACTTAAAGGATTTGGTAATAAAAATGCAGAATTAGAATTATTAATATTATCAGTATCTCTAATTATTTGAATTTTAACTGCTGAATTTAATGATTCATTTATAGGAATTAAATTATAATATATTGTTTCATTAATCTCTTTAACATTTTTAACAGTAAGATTAGCATTGGCATCTATACCAATTCTTCCACTTCTAACAACATTAAAATCATCACTCTCTCCTGAAGTATCAAAAGAATTATTAAGATTAGAATCTGTATAAAGATTGAAGTCAAATGCACTATATGAAACTCCACCATCCCTAAAGGATAATGATGAATCAGATAAATCAAAATATATTTTTAGATTTTTCTCTAATTTTATTGGGGGATTGATAGGTGAAATAGTACCAGCAGAAGCACTAGTAATATTAATCACTTTAGGTTCTAGATTTATAGCATCATAATAATTATTAGATAATTTAATAGTATTCATATCTACTACAGATGCATAATAAATTCCATTATCTACTAAACCACCTGAAGAGGTAGTTGCAGTATGAATAACCTTTTGACCATTATTATAACCATGTCTTGCAATAGTAATAGTATTATTTCCAACACTAATATCTCCAGAACCAAAAGTCCTTGGATTTATTACTAACCTTCTATTATAATCATTATATGCTACATTTATAGTAGTAGTTATTCCTGGTTGAACTCTTAATCTAACCCTATCATCACTTTTAAGACCATGAGTAGATGCAGTTGATACTGTTACTAAAGACCTACTTAATGACCCAGTTATAGTATTATCAAAATTAGTTTTAAGACTATGATATACTCCAGTACCTACACCAATAAAATATAAAGTAGATGCTGTAGTAGTGCTATCAATTCCGACAAATGATCCAGTAGAACCTAAACCTACTCTTGCAGTAGCAATTCCAATTAAATCATTTGTTATTTTTGCAGCATATACTGTTTGACCTTGAGTAAGAGCAAATCCATCTATACCATCAGTTGATACAGATACAGCAGCCCCTGCATTAGTAGAATATGTTAATGCATCTCCAGTTAACAATCCATGATCTTTAAAATACAAAGATTTAGTAGGAATGAATATTTCACTTATTCCAGTACCTGGATTTGAAAATACAATGGTAGATCCAATTCCTACCGCAGAAATAGTTCCCAATCCTACAGATTCTACTGGATTAAAATATAATTCCCTATTAAGCTTTAAATCAAAATTTTCTAATTTAGATTTGGCGTTAAAAGTGAAATTTCTAGGTTTTTGAGAAATAAGACTATTAGCAGTATGAGCACTTCCTGTAGTAGAATTCCATTCTCTTATTACTCTAACTCTAGATGATTCTGTATCAACATTTAATACTTTTAAACATTCTGTTCCTATTCCTAAAACATCATTTTCTCTCACATAAGGAGCTCTAGCATACCCTTCTAAGTTAAAATAAGTTATAATACCAGTAGAAGAAGAAGCATTAATACTATCAAATAACTTAAATGTATCAGTAGTTATTCCAATTTCTATTGTAGAATTATTTTTTATTCCACTAGTGCTTAATCCCGAAATATATGTTGTCTCTTTATGATAAAAATTATGAGGATTGGTAGTATAACCAACAAATTGTCCAGGATATTTACCAAGTATAAACTCTACGTTAGAAAATTCAGTATAAGCAACACTGACTTGATTTACAGTTTTACCGCTAATAAAACTAACTGAAGCTTTAGAACCATATCCACTAGATCCTTTATCCTCAAATACTACTTCATCTCCTACTTTATATCCATCTCCTCCAGTATTAATCCCAACTGATTCTATTTTTCCACTAGTAACGGAATCAATATATGTTCTTTGTTCATGAATACTGCTAGGATCTACTAAGAAATCATAACTTGTATCATTAAGAAGGAAATTATAAGGAGTAGTGTTTCTAACCAAATTAGTATTATTAAGATCTACTAAATCTTGATTTGATTTATAATCAAAATTATAATCTATAATTTGGTGCTTATAAGAATTACCTATAAAATATGGGAATTGCGGCTTTCTATAATTTTTAAATGCACCTTCATCATCATTTATAGTAGGGTTAATAAGTGCAAAATAAGCATAAACTCCATTAGGATATTCTGGTGTTTTACAGAATCTACCGTTATGCTCATCTAAATCTTTATCTTCAGAATATGAATAATCTTCAACAAAATATCCTTCAGTATATACCATCTCACCATTAACTGTGAGGGGATTGGGTCTATCACTAGATATAGAAGGAGAATATCCAGATTCTAAAATTTTAATTGGTCCACCAGAAGCATTTGTATATCCATAAGGACCATAAATTGGACATCCATCATAAGACCATCCAATAATAGGAGAATGAGTAACAGATACTTGTTCTATATCATTTTCAAGAGATAAATCAGGAACAAATACTTCTTTATCACCTACAGTTCTCTTAATATAAGTATTTTGTCTTAATTTTCTAGGAGCATATAAATGAGAATATTGAAGACCATATTCTTCATTCAATCCATTACTTACAACTCCATCATCAGTAGTAATTTGTTCATTCTGTATCAATCTTTCTACCTTATTGATAGTCCATGTTTTAGGATTTGAATAAAACTTAGCACCATCACCGTTAGATGTTACTGTTATAGTAGCATCTGTAGAAGTATGCCCTATACCACTATTAACGATTCTGACAGAATCAATAGATCCATTTTTCAAAATAGGAATAATCTGAGATCCTTTACCAGGTCCTATCAAATTTAAATCTGGAGGTGAATTATATTCGCTTCCAGAATTCAATACTATAACTTCAGTTAATTTACCTTCAACACTTATAATTGGAATTAACTGAGCATTCTTACCACTCTTAGGAGTAAAAATAGGTTGTCTATTATAATTGATTATATCAGAAGATCCATATCCTACTCCCCCATTAGCAATATATACTGATTTAATAGATCCTCTAACTATAGGTCTTAAAGATGCATTAAAGTTTTGACCAGAAAGAGTAGAAACTCCTGTATGTCCAGTTATTGATACTGAAATTGGAGGATAATTAAATTCATTAATTCCTTCTCCCCCAGAAAATAATTCAACATACTTTTTATTTCTCATAAAGAAAGTAGCTGGAGTAGAACCTACTCCAACAGCAGATAGTTTAAAAGAACCACCATCTACTGCAGTCACATAATAATTTGTTAAAGTAGTAAGTCCAATAATAGGAGTTGTTTTATTATCATATCTTATTAATTCTCCAGTCCTATAACCATGACCAGGAATATTGATTATATTAGTAGCAGTATTAATTCCTGAAGAAGTTGTAGAAGTTAATCTATTAGTATAACCAGATCCAGAACTTCCAATACTTATAGAACTAACTACTCTCTTTTTAAGTTCGCACTTAATTTCTTGAATACCTGCTCCATATCCAGTAAGTGAAACACTAGAAACTCCAGCAATTGCAGAATTCTTAGTATTGTGTAAAGACACTGTAGTTGCATCTTTAACACAACAAAAATAAGTAGCATTAGTGGTTAATCCAGCAATTGCTGTTTGTTTATCTGTAATATAAGTTATTAACTCACCATCTCTAAATTTATGATATGTTGAGAATCCTATGGTATTATTTGTAAGATTAACATAACCTCCAGTTTCAGTAGAATCAAATGTTAAAGAATGTTCTTTCTGAATTAAATTTGGATAAGCGATACATCCAGATCCATTTCCTCCACTTATTTTTAAAGTAGGAGTGTCTATATAATCAAATCCCTCATCGACAACATCTATCCTCTCTACAGCACCCTGAACTTCACAGTAAGCAGATAATCCAGTACCTACACCATCTGCAACTGATAAAATAGGAGGATTTATAACATCATAATTATCTCCACCTGCTGTAACTGAAATATCTTGAATAGGTCCATAATGAACTACATCATTAGACTTATAATTTTCTATTTCAACCCCATTAACCAAAATACCAGTTTTTCCTCTAGGAGTAGATTTATTAATTAAAGATGAAATAGGATCTTGAATCTTTCTTACTAATTTTTGTGTTCCTATTGATTTTTGAGAAAAAATAGAAAGTTCAAATTTATTATTAGTTACAGTTCCGCTAAAAGAAACATATATGTCATTAGAAATATTTGCATTACTCTTAGAAATTTTAATTGTATTAATATCTACCTTTTTTACAAAATATTCACTTGCGCTAATATCTAACTTATTATCACCACTTCCAGGAACATATGTTATTCTTTCTCCAGTTATTAATCCATGATTAGGAATAACTATTTCACTATCTTCTTCAAAAGAACCAGAAAAGAAAATATCTGTATCTCTAATATCTAAAGAATCATCAAAATAACTAGGAAGTGAAGCTGAAGTAATATATACATCATTTCCATCAATACCTTGAGTTAAATAAGAGTTTTGAATATTTGTAGTGTAAATACTTGCTTCTGGATAATTACTTAAACTAGCCTTAGATAATAATCTTTGAATTCTATAATTTGTATCCTGATTTAATTCTCCAGAACCTTTAATTAAAACTTCCTTAGAACTAACAAGTGATATGATAGAACATGATACATCATTAATAAGAGCATTATCACCAGCAATAAAATTATGTTTATCAAAAAGATTTAATTTATATGTAAAGTTTGAAGAGTCAATTAATTCTATAGATTCTACATTATAAGTAGCAGAAATATTAATAAATAAATTCTTTGTTACTTCACTTTTAGATACTAAACCTAAACCTTTAGGTTCAATAATACTACCTTCTTCATTATAATAAGTAGTATCAAATTCTGGAGTTATATTATCTAATACCCCAGTAACCCTAACTTTAACTACATTAGCAGTTCCTACTCCAGAATAACCATAAGCAAATGCATCTAATCTTAAATCCTGAGTTGGAGAAATATTCTTATCTACTCCAGAACATCCATAAAATTGAGTTAAAGATTTTGAAGTATATTTTATAGAATTAAATGTTCCATCCGCATAATTTGCTATCAGAGTACCAGTAGTTCCAAATCCAACTGTAGAATCAACAGTTAAAACAGTAGATCCAACGGAAACTGCATCTATTAATTTAGTATTAGGATGTATAGAAAAATCTCCACTTAATCTATCTAAATTATGATCATAATCTAAACTTAGTCTATAATAAGCTTTATCACCCCTTACTATCTTCTCTACATCACTAATAGCACCATTAGCTTTTTCAAATTCATAAACATCATCCTGAAATAAGTTTCTATTGATGAGATCCATAGGATCTCCGTCAAGAGCTTCTACTACTAATTGCTTAGTTATTTTATAATTAGCATCTGAAGGTATAAAAAGATAATCACGGGGTTTAATGACCTCTACGTCCTTTCCGTAGAGTGCTCTGAATAGAATTTCAAAGGATTGATCTGTTCCCTTAGATGAATAAAAATCTTTAGATTGTTTAACAAATAATCTTTGGTTAATATCTTCATCTAATGCTCTTTCTTCAAATCCTGGAGTAATTTGTGTTTTTACCTTCTTATAAAACTCCTTAAGAAACCTAATACTTAAATTATTAACTACAGTACCTGAAGCATGAGTAGAAATTCCAGATTGAGAGAAAATAAGATCATCTGTATCACTAGGGCTCTTATATGAAGTAATTCCGCTAAATCCACGTGCGCATCCAGTAAAGGAATTAGTAGTAATTCCAGTATATGTAATAATTTCAGAATCTATCTCAAGTAATCCATATGTATCAGGAAATCCAGTAGTAGAGTTTACACTTATGGTATTATCAGCAATTCCTACGTTAGTAGAAAGAGATGTAGAATCTATTAGGTTTGTTAATTCGTCAATTTTAATATATTTGTCAATATTCTGTAAAACATCTAAAGTAGACCCTTGACCCTCTAATGCAGTATAATATTGTGCTAAAAAATCTCCAGCAAGAGGAAAATCCGCTTTAATGAAATCTGGCAGCTGATTTTTAACAACTGAACTAATTTTGACCCTTGTATTTTCTGGCATTGATATTAGTATTGAGTCTGTTGTACTGGAGCTGGAATAGTATTAGCAGCAGATCCGATCTGCGTATTTTCCCCTACTACATATGTATCTGATGAGAGGAGGGAGGTATTTGCCTTCTCATTTTCAGTCAATCTAGCAATATCACCTACCATGTAACTAGAAGTAGCTGTATAGAGAGTTCCTGAGGTATTATCACCAGAACTCACAGTATCAGCAATCATATCAATAGTACTATTATTAATATCTAATTGTAGATAAAGATCTTGTAATCCAATTACATCATTAGAAGTAGGACAAGCAGAAATTTCTATTATAGGAATATTTTGTACATTTTTAGATGTACTAATAATATTAATAGGTTTAATTAGAATTTCTCCTCTTCCATATTCAATAGTACCAACATTATTAGAAATAATTGTAGGATTAGTCCTAGATGCTAATGTAAACAAGAATAAAGTTCCTGTTCTACCATCTGCATTAGGGGAATCACTCATGTAAACAGTATCGGATACTCCAAATATTTTAAATCCTGATGATTTAATATTATAACCATTATTATTCTTTATATAAAATGAATTACCAAAACAAAGTTCATATTCTGCATTTTGATTTAATAGGGGTTTTAAATCCCTTCTTATTTCTATTTTTGTAATATTAGAAGTTATAGAATCATTACTATTATCTACAACTGTTTGAAATTTACTATATTTGAATTTTGCTCCATATTTATTCATTTCAGATGAATCTGCATAGCTAGTAATGTTATTAGACACTACTGCTTTTACAGCATCTGAATTTGCAGCTAAACTAGGGTTATAATAAGCATTAATATGTGTTTCAACATACAAATACTTCAAATCCAAGATTTCAGTAATAATTCCAGCAACAGAATACTTCCTTAACATGGTATTAAGGTTATTTTTGATGGAATCTGGCACATAAGGACCATAAAATGGTTTTATAGTGATAAAAACTTTACCATATTTGGGAGGATTCAATTCTTCACCTCCAAAAGCTGAAACTGACTCAGTTTCTGGGTAAATTTTGGGAATTAGTGCCTCATAATCACCTGCTGTCACTGCTCTATTATAAGCAGAGTAAATTTTAGGTGCAAAACGCTTAATTGAGTCAACGGATTCAATTTCTTTACCTCCATTAGACTCACTTACAGTAGAAAGTATAGAAATTCCTGTACTTACAAGGTTATTATTGTTATCTACTATTCTTCCATTAAAATTAAAGGATGAAACTCCATTTCCTGCCTCTCCACTACTAGTAATATAGGAAACTTCAATATAATTCAGTGCTTTTAACTTTTCTCCAAAGACTCCATCACCAAAAATCATCTCATATCTCTGATCATCAATTTCTTGAAGGAAA